TGGCAGCTATTTTGATCATGACAGGTTCACCATTGAGCTGTGACATGGTTTCCTTGCCAATTCCTAGTTTGGCAGCTTCTGCCATGGCCGAGTTTTCCATGCCAAACACAGCAAACAATGCTGCTTTTAGGTAGTTGCCACCTGTGGTTTTTTTGCGCAAGGCTGCAGCAATATCGCTTTCGCTCATGTTGGGAATTTGTTCTTGGGCAGCTGCCATTTCACGTTGTTGTGTGAGCAGTTCTGCTGTGCGACTTCTTGCACGATTACGCAAAAATTCTGGCACATTAGGATCATCAGAATAGCCCATTTTCATCAGCTCTTGCGGATTGTCCTGAATCTGTTGATAGCGTGTGATTGCCTGTGTGGTTGAATCCTGTGGTGCAGCCATTTGTCCTACAGGTGTCAAACCTGGTATCCGTATGCCTTGATTGCCCGTCTGTGTGCCCATCACATATGAACTGGGTGCTGGAGGTGACTCCATGCCACCAAATTCATTAGTTTGTCCCTGGAATGTGCTTGGCGCAACAGGTGCGGCAGGCGGTAATGTTGCTGCCTGTGCCGACGGAATCATGTTGCTGGCCATTTGACCAATCTTTTGCAAATAACCTTGTGTTTCACGTGGCAGTTGTTGCGTGTTCATTTGACCCTGATTGGCCTGCATGTTTTGTTGCACACGGCCTGGACCTGCATTGTAAGCAGCTGCCGCTGCTTGTGTGTTGCCACCAAACTTTTTCAGCATGGCTTGATAGTATTCTCGACCCACACGATTGTATTCTTCGGGTGTTTGTGCAGCCGCTGGTCTGATGCCATATCCTGGTTGTGCTGCTGTTGACGGCATTACTTGTCCAGCAAACATAGCACCCTTGGGACTGACAACAGGTTGTCCGTTTGGCAAATAATCTCTATTGCCACTTTCCACCTGCAACATACGATTGTATGTGGCATCACCAGGAGCAGTGAGTGTGGGTGTGTTGGGATTTACAGGGCTCAATGCTTCAGGCGTGCCCTTGATTGTGACCTCTTGTGTGCCATCTGGATTGTATACAGTTGTTTGTTTTACAGGCTGATTGGCTGCTTCACGACGTCTGCGTTCTTCTTCAGACTCGTACTCGCCAATCACATTGCCCAGTTGATCATATTCGTAAGCCATATTAGAACCCTTTCATAAAGCGGGTCATATCGCCGGTATCAAATTTACTACCTGTTGTGGTGCCACCAATTGTGCCACGGAAGTCTGGATTATAACTGGCACTAGGTGTGCCAAAGATCACACTGGCATACTGGTTATACAACTGTTGTGGTGTCATTGATGCTGACACTTGTTGTCCAGCAGCACCCAGGGCTTGACCAATGCCACCTTGACCCAGACCTGCCAGTGTTGATGCAGCACCCATGCGCTGACCAGCCACTTGTGCCTGTATGTCTGCGGCTGTTTTGGCTTGTAAGGCAGCATTAGATCCTGCCAGTTGTTGTCCTGCTAGTGCTTGACGAGCAGAACCTAGATTGCCTGCACCACCAAACTGTGCCTGTTGCTGTGCCAAGTTCTGTTGATACTGTGCTTGTGCAGGAGCCAATGCTGACTGAATCTGATTGCGTTCATAGTCAGGAGTAAACAGACTCTGCAAGCCACTGATGCCTGTACGCAGGGCTGATTCACCTGTTTCACCCAGACTTTGCTGTGCTTGTTGTGCTGTGCCAGCAAGGTTTTGTGCAGCATTGGTAACTCCGCCTATGTTTTGATTGTAAACATCAGTGGCACCAGTCACAGCGCCTGTGTAGGTGGGCGCAATAGTTCCTGTAAAGAAATCTGTCTGTGCTTTGATCTGGGCCTTTTGCTCTTCGGTGAGCGTGGGCGTTGTTGTTGAACTTGATTTTCCGAAACTCATGGTGTGTTTCCTTCTGATATAATATTTAGTGCGATCATGTTTTTAAGCCTTAATCAAGGCTGATCCACTGTGGGATTCAGTATGGCATCAACTTGTCGTTGTATTGCGTAGTATGTTTCATAATCTCCAGCGGCAGCCGCTGCCTGTTGACGATTAAACCAGTCTGCGCCCAGTTGTCTAGTGACTTCAGCATAGCGTTGATTTGTTGAGACAGAACCCATTGTAGTAGGTGCGACTGGTCCTGTTGCTGTAATAGTGGGCAACTGATACACATTGTTGGCATTGGGTGTGATCATGCTGGCAGGATTGTATGCTTCCGTTCTTGTGGCAGGTGCCACAGTGTCTTGACGTATGGGACGACCAGCAATCAGGTCAGCAATTTGTGCTTGTGTAAGCGGTCGAGCCAGTTGCTGTAGTCCATATGGAGTGTCTGCACCAGGCGCTTGATTGTACGCTTGTGCGTTGAATGTGGGTCCTTCCTGATAGCCTTTCATTCCATAGCTGAACTTGCTTTGTGCAGGATCTGTTGTGCGGTAGAATGGTGTGGGTGCTATCAAGCCAGGATTTAGGCCACCTCGTGTGAGTGTTCTCTTGATGCTTGTGGCTCCTGTGGCCGCTGTGGCACCTGTTGTGCCTGTAGCACCTGTTGTGCCTGTGGCACCTGTAGCTGCTGTAGCACCTGTAGATCCAGAACTACCACTGGCACCTGAACTACCTGACGCTCCGCTGGCTCCAGAAGCAGCTTCGCTTGCGCCGCTGGCTCCTGATGCTCCTGATGCTCCGCTTGCTCCGCTTGCGCCACTTGCTGCGCCACTTGCACCTGAAGCTGCTCCGCTTGCGCCACTTGCTGCGCCACTTGCGCCACTTGCTGCGCCACTTGCACCTGAAGCTGCTCCTGATGCGCCACTTGCTGCTCCGCTTGCGCCTGAAGCTGCTCCGCTTGCACCTGAAGCTGCGCCTGTTGCTCCTGATGCAGCACCTGTTGTGCCTGTGCCTGTTGCTCCTACTACACCAGTTGCGCCTGTTGTTGCGCCTGTAGCGCCTGTGCCTGTAGCGCCTACACCAGTTGCGCCTACGCCAGTTGCTCCTGTGCCTGTGGCACCTACACCAGTGGCACCTGTGCCAGTTGCTCCTGTTGCTGCTGATGTTGCGCCTGTGGCTGCTGATGTTGCGCCTGAAGCAGCTGATGTTGCACCTGTTGCTGCTCCTGTTGCTCCTGTTGCTGCTCCTGTTGCACCATCATTATCTGGCACAACTGGTCCTATAATGCCTGTTGCACCTGTTGCTGCACCTGTTGCTCCTGTTGCAGCTCCTGTTGCTCCTGTTGCTGCACCTGTTGCTCCTGTGGCAGCTGACGTTGCACCTGAAGCAGCACCTGTGACCAATTTTAGTGCAGCATCAATGTCTGCTTGACTCACACCATATGTGGCCATGGCTTCTGTAATTTGTTGTGGTGTAGGATTGCCAGCCATGAATGCTCTAATGGCCTCATAGTACGCATCCACACCGTTACCGTTTTGTGCATAAGTGTAACCAGTACTTTGTGTGCTAGTTGGTCCTGAAGCAGCACTGGATGCTCCCACAGCACTGGATGCTCCCACAGCACTTGATGCTCCCACAGCACTGGATGCTCCTGTTTCACCACCACCTCCGCCATCTGGAACAACTACACCGCCAGGTGGTGTGTATCCATCACCTATTACAACTGGTGTTTTATCATCAAGTACAATATTGGTATCTGTAACTGTGGTTTTGGGTCTGTCAGCAGTAATAACAATTGTAGCAACTTCTTGTTCTAATGAAGGATCAGCGGCTGATATTTTCAATTCATTAAACATATCTGCTGAAACATTCTGTCCTGTGGCCTTGTTGAAAGCATCTACATCAATGTTGGGATCGTTTAATAAATTAACTGTTAGGTTTGCGGCTGCAGTTGCTTGATCAGGTGTTAATCCTGATGTGGGATTCCACAATGCTGCCAAGGCAATAACAATGCCGTGTGCCACTATGTCTGCCAACAACACCAAGGGAGCAAATGCTACTTGTACGCCGGGCTGACTGTTGATCTGATCAATTTTGGTAGAAAAGTCAGCCACTGTGTCCAATTGAGCTTGTGTATAACCACTGTTGGCAGCATCTGTAAAGTCTGTGTTCACTAGGTCAGTTGGTATTACTGCACCTGTTGTGCCTGTGCCTGTGGTATCTAATCCAGCTATCTCATCCAGAGTAATGCCACCTGTGTTTGTATCTGTAGGTATTACCGGACCGGTGTCAAGTCCTGTGGTGTCTGTAATGGTATCACCTGTGGTGGGAGTTAAGCCGGTTATATTGCCAGTCATTGTATCTCCATCACCACGGAAGTCATATGTACCGTCCAAGTTGTAGGCATTGGGATCTACTACTGGTGTTGTGACCACTGGAGTTGCTGTATTAGTTGTATCAATAGGCGTGCTGTAGGTGTCTTGTGGTGGCACATATGGAGCAACATAGTTGTAGTTGCCTGTTTCGTCCACGGTGTAATCAACCACAGGTGGCACATAGGTATCTACAGGAGCAACATAGGTATCTACAGGAGCAACATAAGTGTCTTGTGGTGGCACATAGGTATCAACTGGAGCAACATACGTGTCCTGTGGCGGAGTTGTATAGTTGTAATTGCCTGTTTCGTCCACAGTGTAATCATATGTGGGTGGCACATACACATCAGCAGGTGGCACGTAGGTGTCAACTGGTGTATAGATAGATCCATCATTCTGACCATACGGGTCATTCACATTGTTGAATCCACTGCCAAGGTCGCCATACATTCCGCCACCATAGTCATAATAATCACTGCCACCACCAAAGTCACCACCAAAATCATATTCATATTCAAAGCCGCCATCGCCGCCATCACGATTGACAAAACCCCATGAGTCGTCTCCAAAAGCATACTCTATCAAGCCCGTAGCAGGATTGATTTTGCCGGAACCGCCCATGCGTTTTAACATAGCAGCTTCGCGAGGATTGATGTGTGCTATCATGGTGTCGCCATTGCGTCCCATTCGAGCCAGTTGGGCCAGTTGAGCTGGTGATATTGGTTGTAATTTATTTGCCATCTTTTTACCTTGTTGTATATTTACTGCTTGACCACTTGTGCGGTAAAACTGCGTTGGGCTAATTCACATGTGGTAACTTCAATATCGCCTGATGTTCTGTAGAAATTGATGTCTAGAATATACCAATAGTATCCTGGTGCAATGTCAGCATCCACTAGAGTGCTGAACACTGTGTCAACCACAGGCAAAGTGTCAGTGCCGTTTAGAGCCAGAAATTCATATTCAATACTGGCCACAGTTTCATCAACTTGAAAAACAAAACCTGGGTTCACAAGATTGGTATTGGGTTCACCGCGATATCTTGTGATCTTGGCTGTGTAGTATAGGTCACTTGGTGTAGTGGCTGTGTAACTGATGTTGTTCAGCAATTGTCCTGCCACAAACACACGATCAGTGCCACCAGTGACCACTACCTTGCTATTGCAGTCAGTACTCATGTCAAAACTAGATTTATAACTGTTGGGTCTGGTAAAACTATAACTCACTGCGCCACCAGAACTAGGTGGCGCTATAGAATAAGACTCTGAAGTTCTGGTAATAACTTGAGTTGTGGTGCAACTGACCACACCTATAGGGTTGTAATCACCATCATAAAAAGGATCACTAACACCACTAATATTGATGCCTTGACCAGGCACAAATGGTGGTTGGGCTTGAGGAGTTGCAAATGTAAATTCAAAAGTGTCGCCTGACAACATTTGACTTGTGCCAAGAGGAATGGCTGGAACATAGAGTTTAGGAATTGGAAATGCAAGAAATGTTACAACTCCATCATAATTGCCGTTGTTGGCCAGATTCAAAGTGATCACTGTGCCTGCCAAAGTTGTTGCGCCTATGGTCACAATCACTGCTCCAGTGGCAACTCCAAGACCTTGAGTTCGCACAGTCATGCCTACTCGTAATTGATCCGTGTTGAATTCAGCTGGCAACAACACAGTAAATGCACCTGACACAGTGACTCCTGTGGTTTGAATTCCAGCACTCACGTAAGGAGTGCGGGTAGAACCAGTCACAAAGCCAGGAACAAAACTGGTAAAACCAGAAAAGTCTTGACCAAGTCCGCTGGGACCACTCAAGAGATTGTTTACTGCATCTATAACACCTGACGTGTCTGTAGCTTCTATAGGATAACTGGCCATTATCTGTCGTCCTCAACTTGTGTGATTTGCCATGTGGTGGCTGTGCACATCCAGATGTCATTGTTTGAAGTGTTGCTCAATTTTATGGAATTCACACGAAATGCATTTTGGTTAATCTGTGCCCAGGGATTTAGATTGTATGATCCATCAGCATCCACAGGTATTGTAACAGGTGTTTTCACAGTGGGCGCTGAACCTAATGAGTTGGCACCTTCTATTGTGACAGTGATATTGCCTTTGTGAGTGCTGGTTGCAGGATCCACAGGCAATTCATCATCGCCACTGTCAGGAGCAGCACCCAGGTTTACCACACTGGGCAAGATACGATGCACCATGAGTTTGCCAGAGTAGTCTTTGAGCAGTCGGATGTTGTCTCTGCGGAATGTGCTGGCAATGGCTTGATCATCATACCAGGCAAAGCCTTGGTCTTTTTGTATCAACTGCTGATCCGCCACACCACGAGCATACACCACTGTTCTTGAAGCCAGACTGGCAGAATAATTGGGCAGGCTGGAGTCTGGAATTGTGGCCCAGATGGGAGATTCACAGGCCATGGTGGCTGAATATACTTCTCTTGGTGAGTTCCAGCAGTCAATGTCATATCTATAACTCAACATGCGATTGGGCACACCATTCACAATGGGATTGGTAGCTGATGCGTATTCGGGTTTGGTTGTGTAGTAAATTTCTATTTGATTTTTTTGACTGTTCACTTCCATGTACACACGATCATAGTAGTCTTGATCCAATTGGTCATAGAACCAGTTTTTCACACGTTGATTGCCAATGCCAGTAAAGTCATTGCCATCAAACACCCAGATATCTCTAGCATCAATGCCATACACCAGTTTGTCTGTGTTGGCCCAGCAGTTAGAACTCAATAGGCCACGACCCTGATTGAACAGTCGCACACCCAGGATAGGCGCTGATGTTGTGGAGTAGTTTAGTGGTGAGAACACCACTGTGTCCCAGTAGCTACACAGGAAGAATTGACCATTACAAGGAAAACCGTCCAGGGCAGGTCCACGAAGCGGAACTTCTAACTGATTGGCCACATTGGTTATGGTTGGCGCCCAAGTTAATGGTGCTTGGTTAAGACCAAATGCCTGACTCCATTGCACAGTGGTTCCGTAGTTTTGTAAACTACTATCGTCTTCCAACGCAGTGAGATTGCCTGCAATCAAGATTGAACCCACATTGGGTGTGCTATACAAGCGCATGAAGTTGGCTGTGTAACTCTGCCATGACGTATTCGTATTCCAGTTGTATTGAGGGGCAACTGATCCGCCTCCTGGATAGCCCGCTTGCGGCACTGTTAGATACACTAGACTACTAGTGGTACATGACACCACTTCAAATGATCCATCATAATAGGTGCCTACTCCTGTGATTTCTATCCGATCACCTGTGGTGTAAGGAGCTGTGGTCTGTGTGCTAAAACTCATGAGCATGGTTGTGGGCGAATTGTACACAATGTTTGTGATGCTGATGGGCAAGGTATTTGAATACATGATCAGTCTTGGATCACCTGGCGTGTCAGGCAAGAACATGGGCGGATTTAGTGTGTCATTGAAAAATACCACTTGCCCATTCCAGGATTCAGTGATGTTGGTATTCTGCTGGTAGCCTGAAAACGGCACAGCAGGATTGGGAAGAATATTGTGCCAGTAGTCATCTGTGCCATCACTGGCCCACCAGTAGCCTTCTGTTGTGGCCACAATAAACCAAAACACTTGTCCGTTGCCTCTAAATCCGCCTGTGACAAAAGTTGGTGTGCCAGGCACTGTGGCCAAGATGGCTTGATCGCCTGCCATGCTACGCACACCACGCACATCTGTTTCTACATTGATGCCGTCGTTGTATTCATTGGGTTGCAGTGCGCCACTGGGCACATCTGGAGTAAAGCTCATCTTGGCAAATGGAACCGTTACCTCTTGATATGCTGAATTTATGTTTGCCATTGTTTGTCCTATTATATTTTGTAACGAATTAGCACAACGCCGTCCTTGGCAGAGCCACCTGGCAATCCTGCCACAGCGTTGCCTCCGCTGCCGCCTCCGCCAGATGCAAAACTTGTTGCATTAGTGCCTTGTGCAAAGACAAAAGTGCCGCCTGTGCCGCCGCCGCCTGTTGATGTGCCACTGGCAGTAAATCCAGCACCACCGCCACCAGCAGCAAATGTTACGTTGCCATCAACAAACCAATCAGTAAAAGTCATGCCTGTGCCGCCATTGCCGCCTGCTGAAGCGCCTGAACCTGCTGTGCCGTTGCTGGTCATTCCGCCGCCGCCGCCGCCTGAATTAGGACCGCCAACGCCGCCATCTCCGTAGGTGCCTGTGCCACCGGAAGAGGCAAAACTTGATCCGCTGCCGCCGCCGCCTGCGGCTGCATTGCCTGCTAGATCCGTAGACAATCCCACTTGGCCCCAACGTCCACCACCAGCACCACCAGCAGCTATCAACCCAAATATTTCAGACTGGTATCCGCTGGTTCCAGCAGTGTTGGCTGACAATGTAGAAGATTGAAATCCTGGTATCACATTGTAAGATTGCGTAGTCACTGTGTAAGTGCCTGACAGCACTTCTCCGCCGCCGCCGCCGCCGCCAACATCACTAACGTCAGCTCTGGAACCTCCGCCCTGACCTCCTGCGCCTGCTATGATGTATTCTACAGTGCCACCAGTGGTCACAACAAGATCGTCTGAAGTTGGGTGCACAAATTCATGCACACGATAAGTGATACCTGTGCTGGTTTGTGTGTAGTTGAATGTGTTGCCTCCGGTGGCATACACTCCATATCCGCTGTTCCACCAGCCTGCTGTTTCAGCAGTGTGTGCTACTCCCATGGGCATTACACAAACCCCGGTGACACAGTGGTCAAGTATATGGCAGCATTGCCACTGCTCCTAAATGCTGTGATTGACACCATGGTCACACTATTGGCAGTTGTGCTTACTGTTGTGACATTGGCAGCATACTTGATTGAGGCATTGCCTGTAGGCATGGTGATAGTGTAAGGTGTAGCACCTTGCTGAATGATCACGGTCACTGTGTCTGCTTGTGTGTCATTGTTGGTGCCGTCATTGGCTGTGGTCACAAAGTTTTGGAAGTCGCCTATGGTGACATTGGCAGTGGGTGCAATAAACTGCACCTGTGCATTGAGCTTGTTGATGTTCACTGTGCCTGATGTGGCAGTGGCAAATTGAAACTCGTTATAACTGCGTAGACTTCCCAATTGCACCTGTGCCACTGTGTCATCATTGCGTAGGAAGTAGTAGTTGGCAGCTGCTCTGGCAGTGTTGGCAGTCTGCACAGCATATGCACCTAAACTTGTGGCATTACCGTTGTAGAAGCAGAACAGGTTGCCTGTGACATTGGCTCCTAAAAAACTGCTGGCCACGCCAATGTAGTTGGTGATGTTGGAGGCACCTGATCCACCAGTGGAAATGCCAGGCACATAACCATAAGCATTGCCAATGCTGCTTCCACCATTCAGGGCCAACGAACCGCTGTTGAGTGCGGCGTGGCTGATTGAGGTGTTGCCCAGAAAGTAAGGTGACACATTGCCTATGTCTAGATTATTTTGAGCCGCTGCCATGGCGAATGGCACACCAAATGCAGATGTCAATGCAAAGACATTGGCAGCGGAACCTCCACCAACTCTGATGCGACCACCAATGGCCTGATGACGGAATGTGGTGTTTGAGACATTGGCAGTGAGGTTCACAATGCTTTCTGCTTCAAGTTCACGAATTTGTGATGCTGTGTTGCTGCGATTGATTGTGTCAATCACTGTCATTCTTGACAGGCCGCCTACCAAAAGATTGCCGTTCCAGCCTGTGCCCACTGTGACTTTGCCTTGATACGCGGCAGCACCTGTGGCACCATCAGGATTGTATGCCATATCTGTAGCAATGTTCTTGCCTGACATCACAATGTTGCCTGTGCCGTTGGTGATGTTGGCAGTGCCCACTACAGTTTGTTGCGTTGATGTCAAGTTGGCAGTGGCCACAAGATTGGCACCTGTGATGTTGCCAGTGGCAGTGACCACACCTGCTGTGCGTAAGTTTCCACCATCAATATTACCACTTGCACTCACTGTGGTTGCACTCACAGCCGCAGGCGTTACATTACCAATGATCATGTTGTTCATGCTGCCAGTGAATGTGGGTGCTATTTCTACACTGGGTGTGCCAGTGGGTTTGATATGCACATGGCCAGAATTGCCTGTTGGGCTGATATTGATCTGAGCATTGGCTCCAGTAATATTTGTGCTCACATCCAGGGTAAGGTTGTCACCACCTCCACCGCCCCATTGCAGTTGACTTGAGCCAGATGCATTTCGTAACACTCCGCCTGCTGAATTCACTGCCTGGAACACTGCACTTCTTATGTTGCCACCTGTGATAT